GGGATCGATGCAGGAGAAAGCCACAGAGCTAAACAAGTAGAAGATCCAGAGACAGGAGAAATGATTTATTTATATCCTAATAAAGAATATCCTTTGATTGACTGGGGAATAGACAGGGAAGGGTGCAGGAAGATCATTGCAGATCATGGGTGGCCTAATCCAAAGAAGTCAGGATGTTATTTTTGTCCATTCCAAAGTAAAAAAAGCTGGATCGAGCTTTACCACAAATCTCCCGATCTTTTCAATAAGTCGTTAGAATTAGAGATCAATAGTAAGAGATTTCCAGAATTTCCTTTATTTGTAAGAGCGAAACCAAATAGGTTAGATTGGTTAAAGCGGGAGATTGAAACGCAGACCAACCTTTTTGACTACATGGAATCATGTGAGATCCCCGAAGAAGAGGATCCTATTCCTTGTGTATGTTATGACGGATAGATATAAATATAACGTTATATACTATGTCCTCCAGATGAGAGGACACACTCTTAATTTCCTGGGCGTTCAGCTTAATCATACACCATTGTTTTGTCCTCTCGTCATCTCGGAGCTCTATGGATAAGACCCGTCTGGAGTTGTTTGGAATTACAAGGGAGACCAAGAAGAAGGTGCAGATCATAGCGAAGGCGAAGAACATCAGTACGGCGACATTGTTGGAGCCAGTGTTACGCAAATATGTAGAAGAGCCTCCCAACAAGAAGATAATCTATAGACACGGGCAGAGGCAATGAGTATAGAAGAAATAGAAAGGATAGCATGGGCTTCAATAGAAGCTATGGCAAGAGAGTATTTGGAGAGGCAATGAGCTATCCAGTTCCAGGTGGTGTGAAGAAAGAAGCCATGCAGGGGCGTGATCTCTACAACAAGTTTGGGTATGGTGGAGGCAAAGTAACAGCCAGGATAAACACTTATTTAATAAACATGAAAGAGGTAGGACACACTACAGCGATCAAGGTACACACTTACTACAGGAGACACGAAAAGGTGGATCCACAGGGAGAGAATTTTGACAATAAGAAGAGACCAAGCAAAGGCTACATCATGTGGAAACGCATGGGTGGAGATTCGGGTCAATCGTGGTCACGGAAACTAAAGAGACAGATAGATTCCGTAAACAAACAAAAACTTAAAAACATAAACGACAGGTTGGAGAAGATAACACGTGGGCTTATTCGATAGATTCCGTAGCAAGCAACCGATTAGAAAGTCTGGGATAGAGGCGTTCTTGGATAACAATGTGATAAAGGATGCCAGGACACCAGTATATTCAGGTGTAAGTACAGATCTGGCATACAAGGAGGCGATTATACCTCCAGTGGATCAGAATTATCTGGAGTTGTTGGCTGAGAGGTATTCTCACTTACGGACAGTAGTAACCAGGATAGCCAGTCAGACAGTAGCGAAGGAATGGGAGCTTATACCATTAGGAGAGGGTAATTCGGAAGAGAAGGCAGCCCTATCCAGGATATTGAGGGATCCCACTAATGGTAATGCAGACATAACGGGCATGGAGTTCTTCAAGGCGATGATACGCCAGCTTGAGGTGTTTGATGATTGTTGGATTAGCGTTGTTTATGATAGAGTTATAGATAGTAATGGAGAAGAGACAGGCAAAGTAGTCAAGGAGCTTTGGGTAGAGGATGCCAAGCACATGAGATTTTACGTTGACGGATTTGGCAAGTTCCTGAATGACAGGTTGTTTGATCCTTTAACGAGGGAGTTCATGAGTGGGACACACAACAAGGATACTGGCACGAAGTTAGTACCGATGGCCTACTTCTACGAGATGGATGGAGATCAGATTCCGTTTGCGAGGGATGAGGTTATCCACTTCAACAAGTATAGTTCAACGGCACGATTGTATGGGCAATCTCCGATCATAGGGCTTTCCAAGAAGATAGAAACAGCATTGGCGATAGAAAATTTACAGAACAAGGTTTACAGACTGGAAAGACCGCCCAAAGGATTCCTGGATATTCCAGGACACAATGAGGAATCACTTAACAGGTTAGGAGAATACATTGCAGAGGAGACCAGAAGAAACCCGAACTTTATTCCGATAATAAGCAGTCAGGAAGGAACCAACACGGCCAAGTTTGTCAGCATCATGCCCAACTTCGATGAGTTGATGATGTTGCCATATATGGAACGGATCAACAACGACATTAATGCAGCTTATGGTGTTATGCCCTTGGTTGTCGGTGATATGTCGGGAGTTGGTGGATTAAATTCAGAAGGAGAGCAGATAACAATATTTGACAGGACAATTAGAGAGACACAGCGATGTATAGAGTTAGGATTGATCAAACCCTTGTTGAGATTGATGGGAATAAAGACCTGGACGGTTAGGTTCCATGATATTAACGAGAGAAATGAAACCCAGTATTTGAATAACATGAATCTAAAGGCACAGATAATTACCCAGTTCCAGAACTCAGGTATTGATGTGGATTTAGGGGAGGATGGAGAATTAGTACTACCGAAGTCAGCAGAGGCAGTAAGGCAGGATTTTCTAAGGCGTACTCAGGAGTCGCTGGAGGAAGAGGAGCCAAACGAGCATCTCTCTACATTGACCGAGCTTTACGAGACCTCCGAGCAGTCCTAACCAAAGAGTTTCAGAACTTAAAGGGGATCACTAACGTAGTAGATCTAAGGGCAGCCGTAGCAGACATAACTATAATGATCTCAAAGCAGTTGAGAGAGGCAATAGAGGATGATGTAACAGACGCTTATCTAAATGGAGCAAGGTCGGCCTATGCAGACGCACCTGGTTTGGGAGTTAAATCTTACAATAGAGATGATTATGATCTGGAAGATATTAGGATCCTTCAAAACGGAGGGCCATTAGGTTTAGCATTAGGCAATTTTGAAAGAGATTTGAATACTGAGATGAACAAGGTTATCTTTGAGGCGGCTGCTTTAGAGGTAGTGATGTCAACTATGGTTAACCAGGTAAGGGCAGTAGCAAATACACAGGCATGGAAGTTAGGAAGGATAGCCAGGACGGAGATGTTGAATGTATTTAATGAGGGTCGGTTTAGAGGATATGCTAAAGCAGAGCAGACATTAGGAGACAGATTTAAATATAGTTTACAGATAATAAATGACAATAGGACATGTGGGGCGCATCAGGAGTTAAGTGGGCGGATCCCAGTAGGAGGGATGTATTTGGATGATTTGATTCAGTTACAGCAATCGGTTGGAGCCAGTTACAATTTCACACTTACGGGAAAAGCATTACTGCATCCAAATCAGAGAACGGTATTGGTGATGGTAAGATGAAGAGAGACAAAAGAGACAAGGAATTTTGGGATTGGTGGGATAGTTTATCTGATTACGAGAAAGAGTTGGAGATAGGAAGATGAAGCGATGCAAGAAGTGTTTAGCAGGAGCAATGCGAGTTCATTTATTAGGAAGTGGGTTCTGCCAGGAGTGTCAGTCTGAGTTTGAGTGGAAGCAAGGCCCACGTGTAATAAGAGAACAAAAAGAGAATAGGGTCAAATACGATCATTACAAGAAAGGTGAAGAATACATAAAACGTAAATGGAAACAGAAGTACGGTGATGATGATGTCGATACTGTATTAGGGTACAAGTAATGGTTAAGATAGAAATGAACTTTGATCCCAATTTAGGGGCTGTCAACAATGACTTTAGTATAATGCCCGATGCAATCATGGAGATCACAGCAGATGCAATAGAACAGACTGCATTAGACATAAAAGGAGAAGTAGTAGGTCAGATGAATCAGAGTTATCCACAGGGTTTGGGTAGTAATCGAGCACTTAAGAAATCAGTAGAAATAGATGAAAAAAGAGAATTAGCTAATGGACTCGTTACTTACTGGGTGGGGACATCCCTTCCTTATGCGAATCATGTAGAATACGGGACGGGCCCACACCAGGCCACTACTGGAGACGGGGCATTTATGGAAAGTATAATAGAATGGACGGATCGAGTATTGGGTTACGGCCCTGCTATGGCTAACTCCATTGCCAAGAATATAAGAAGGAAGGGAATAGAACCAAGACCGTACTTTAGAAGAGCAGTAGTAAAGAACGCTCCTAACTTTAAACTTACTTGGTCACTTATGTTAGCAGAGAGATTAGAAGCTGAGGCTTTCAAGTCATCAGTATAGACACACACACCTTCGCTTCCACTGGAACTTTTCTAAAGTGTGTCGCTCTTTTTTTTAAAAAACTTAGAGGGGTACGGCGGGTTATTAGCTATTATTGTACTATTGTCTTGTACATATAATAAATCTCCAGTGGAAATGAAGGTGTCTGTCTCTCTCCGAAGTAGTAAATAACTTTAATAATAATAATGGTACAGTAGGGTTGTGGCAGTAAGCACTATCAACAAAGAAAGCGAAGGCGATACAGGTTGGATAGTCTATAGGCCCGAATGGTATAATGAAAGAATAATGGAGACGTACATTTCCTCTCCAGTTATAGATAAACAGAATGATAAGATCCCAACAGATACGATCAAAGAAGCAATGGATTTCTATATGAAGTATGGAGTATATTCATACAGGCATGAAGAACAGCCCATTGGACTTCCTCTTGCTTACAAGGTAAAGGACAAGAAGGTTAAGATAAGGGTAGGGATCCATGATAAGTTGTCAATGCACAACAAAATATGGGATGAGATTAAAGAATTTGGTTCAAAAGGAGCCAGTAGTATCAGGGGAGAGGCAATGGATCAGGAGAAAGTATGCGATGAGGAGAGCTGCCACAATCAAATCAACGAACTCGATCTATGGTCTGTCTCTTGGGTAGGGGATAGCCCTGCCAACCCTGACGCTACAGTTAGAGAAGTAGCGATGGCGAAAACCAAGTCCGATACAATCCAGGTTACTTTAGATGAGATAGAAGGAATGGTAGAAAAGATCATAGAACGCAGAGGCAAGGAATACTGTCTGCTCGGTAAGAAGGATCGAAAGGTATTAGGTTGCCATGACACCAAAGCAGGAGCTATACGTCAGGAAAGGGCCATACAAGCCCGTAGATATAGTAAATCCAACGAGATGCTGGATGATATACTCAAGACAATGAAGAAATCATGTACTCCAAGAGTTATCAAGACAGATTCACTTAAGAAATCCAATGATCTATTAGATGATGTAATGCGAATGATTAAGTTTGGTACATTTATAGAAAAGAAGAAAACACCAGGTGCGGTTTGGTTTAATAATTGTAGAATGAACGCAATGAAGATAGAAAGATTACCAGGACGAAAGCAGATTAGAGATAAAAGGGCGTTCTGCTCAGAGTTGTGGTATAATCCAGGACGGTTTGATCAGACGTATAAGAAGCCTGACGGATCCACGGGGAAAACATCGGGGATGCAATTTAGGTTAGATATGGGAACATCCAGTGGGCCAAGTGGCCTTCATGGTAGGTAATTCCGAAATAAATCAAATCTTTATATATTAATAGTTCCAAGTAGAGGTATGTCCACTTGCACATGCGGATCGCAAAAGGCAGAAGAAGTTGAGGAGATCAAGGAAGCTCCCGAAGCTGCAGAAGCGTTAGAAGAACCAGTTAGAGAAGAGGATCTTGACAAGGAAGATGAACTTCACAAAGATCTGGAAGAGACTCTCGGCAAACTCAAGGAAGTAATGGCTTATTTATCAGACATGGCAGAATCCAAGATGGAGGAAGAGCCTGAAGAGGAAGCCGAAGAAGAAGAGGAAGCCGAAGAGGAAGAGGAAGAAGAAGAGAAATCTTCTGATCCTAAAGAGAAGGATACCCTTGAAAAATCCTTAGATACACTTAAGAAATACGGATTTAACGTATATTCGGGTGCAAAGAACACACCAGCACCAAAAACTATTGAGACTCCTAAAGCAAAATATGATTTCAATGATCTGGTAAACAAATCATGGGATGAACTTGACCGCATAGAGAGAGGTATGTAAACATGGATATAGACGAATACATAAATTCCTACTACGGTGGGACATTAGGCATAGCAAAACGTTATGGCATTGAAAAGGGAGACAACGATTTTACATCTGCGGAAGCAGGAGCCTTTAATGTCATATACGGAGCAAAGGTATGGAACCAACTGAACACTAAGTCAGAGGTTGCCAAACTTTTAAAGAAAGAACCCTGGACACAATCAGGTTGGAGAGTTATGACAACTCGCCCAGTAGATGATGGTGACAATGCAGATTACGCATCTGGACGATCTGAAGGTGATGGTTTTGGCGACACAACTGCACCAACACTCGCCACACTGGAAGCAACTCTGAAAGAGATCGTAACACCTTACGAAATTTCAACTAAAGCAGAATTACTATCTGATGCAGATGATGGTCTAAAGGGACTCGTAGCATTTATGAGAAAAGAAATGAGTGATGCTCATGTATTTGGTATGGATTCACAACTATTAGGCGATGCAGATGCAGTAAATGCAAATAATTTAGAATCTATTGATCGTGTAACAGTTACGGATGCTTACTGTAATCCAAGTGGAGGTCCACTATCAACAAGAACCGATGGTGACATGTATGGTAAGACCAGGCAAACTGAAGCTGCATGGATGGACGCAGCAAGTTGTCTACACGCAGACGGATCAGACAGAGCACTTACAACTGCATACTTAGATACAGTAATCGAAGCTTGTATGACCAATGGAGTAAACTATTCTGATTTGGTATTCTTAACAGGTCACGACAGTTACATGAATCTACAACAGCTACTTACAAAGGGTGGAGATGGTGGCGCAGCTACTATTCTACGCTACGATGCAGCACAAGGTGGAGCAGGATCACAGAATGGAGTTCTCGGAGAGGCTGGTTTGAATTACGACAGCAGAGTTGGATCCTACAATGGAATACCAATATTCACATCACAGCACGTAGCTTCAGACACAGTATCAAGAATTCACTTACTTGATTTACCACAGTTGGCTTTGAGAGTCGCAGCACCTACAACTTATGTAGCTAACGATAATTTGGCAGTAACCCAAGCATTGACCAAGCAGTTTGCTTTGATCACAGCGATGGAATTGATCTGTTACAGATTTAACACAAGCGGTAGTATAAGAGATTTGAACGCTTAGAGTGATTGGAGGTTTGATTAAATGGTCAAAATCATCAATCACGGGGATAAGCCTCTTAGCAGGAGGATTGGCACTGGGCTTAACGTATGGTTCTCCCCAGGCCAAGAAGTTGAGATCACGGATGAGAAACTCATTGCAGCGATCAAAGGTCGTAAAAGAGTTGGAAACTTACAGATCAAAGATTCCGTTGGTAAGAAAGGCGTTGGCGCAGGGATTAAGACTGGGATCCGATCTCCTAAACGTCTCGGCAGACCTTCTAAGTCCAGGAAACACTTGGGCAAGGGCAAACAAGCAGCTAAAAAAGAAGTAAAACCTCCAAAGTCAGTAATAGATAAGGTTAAGAAGCCAAAGGGACTTAAGAAGAAGAAGGGCATAGGCATTGACCTCGATGGCGACGGGAAGGTAGATGTCGTTGTCGGGAAGGATGACTAATGGCATCAACAGTAGTACGAACAACATTAAGATTAGATCAAACACGTAACGCAGCTTTATTTGCTAATACAGTGACAGCAGTAGGCGGATCCGAAACAACAGTATTGGATAAGTTTGACTGTGCTTTATTTAATAGATATGCAATACAGATATTTAATTCCGATGGATCAGTAGTAGGAGTTGCCAAAGTTTATGGATCATTAGTAGGTACACCAAATGCAAGTATTCCTACATCGGACTGGACACAGATTGGAGATGACATAACTGTAGGAACAAGCAGTAGTGCATTGAAAGCGATCTCAACCACACCGATCAGACATTTAGCAGTAACAGCAACGGGCAATGGAGCAGATCTGACAGTCTATATCTATGCGGAGCAAGTGTAGTGGATGGCTCCTTCTATTATCTCTGAGATAGCTTTAGTAAGTGAGGTGGCCTGATGTCGGGTCATCAATGGTATTCAATAACTGATGGCAACTGGAATGCCACATCTACTTGGTCGCTTTCTTCTGGAGGTTCAGCAGGTTCGGATTATCCTAAAACGGGCGATATGGCTCGCATTGAAGATGGCGATACCGTTACTTTAACACAGGCAGAACACACAGGAAGTGTAGATTTACAAAGTGGTGGGGAAATTGTCGGAGGAGGGAACATTTTAACTCTCGATTCTGCTTCAATTGATGACCGCATTTTTATTCACGCTGGTACTATTTCTGCGGCCTCTGCTTTGCATGTAACTTTAACAGGCATTCAATCAAATGGTGATAGGGCATATCTGTTATCAGGTGGTAGTGGGAATATAACTAATTTAGTGCTTAATGATTCAGGTGCTACACACGGTCAGAGTGGGGCTATGACTCTACTTGGCAGCTTTACAATAACAGCAGGAACTTGGGACACAAGTTTTGCCAGTAGTGATTATGCACTTACAGTAACAGGAGCTACAGTAGTAGGAGTCGCATCTGACAGTGGTGCAGCAGACACAGCGACATTAACTTGTAATGATTCGGATATAAGTTTAGGTGCGTCATATACATCAGGTTACGCTTTAAAGATATTCCGAGGTGGAACATTTAATGGAGGAGGCGGAACGCATACTTCTGGAGCTATAAGGGTTCATACAGACGTCAATGCAAGCGCCAAATTAAATTTTACAGATGATGTCCACACAATTACATCAGCCTATAGCGATAGATTTATTGAAATTACATCGGGAACAATTGACCACAATGATGGAACAATTGTTTTAGACAATGCAACAAGCGATTATATTCAATGGTATACGGGAGTCGCTGGTCATAGTGGTCCGTTTAATTTAACACTTAATGATGCTGGAATGACAGTAAGAATGCGAAATCCTGTGAACGTATTAAATGATTTAACAATAACAGCAGGAACACTTAGCACTCATTACGATGGTGCCGATTACAAAGACCTTACAGTAACAGGAGATGTAAGTATAGCTGATGGAGGAACCTTGACGACAGGTGACGCTGCTATTAGTATGAGAAGTCTTGGAATAGCAGATGGAGGAACGTATAACGCAACAAGCGGTACTACTACTATTACTGGTGAAGGAGTAGGTAGTGGCGATTATGCTTGGCAAAACTTAGAAACTGATGGAACTGGTTTTGTACATAATAGCGGAACCGTAAGTTTAGAATCAACTGCAAATACACACGTACAGGAAAGTAATTTTTACAATTTAATAGTAAATGGAAATGCAGATGACCGTGTGTTTACGTTTAGAGATTCAGAAGATAGTATAATAAGAGTTTATGGTAATTTAACAATTACACGGGGAGAATTAAGTTTTAATACGGCTGGTGATGCATTTACAGTACACGGACTTACGCACGTTGCAGCCATTGGAAAATTTGACAATGATGGAGCCACTTCAGGAGCCCACACATTTCACAGTCTTGTGACAAACCTTGGAACTTACAAGACATCCAGTGGAACCAACAACTTCAATGGCGGATTCCGACAGCTTGGAACTTTCGTTTCCAACGATACAATCACGATCAACGGATCGGGCGGGATCCTTGAAGGAAATCTTGATGATGCAATCATTAATGTAAATACTGACGCTGTTCATACTTTTGACGGCGCTGACGATTATCTTTTAGCAACCTCATCTAAAGGAGATATTGAATGGTCAGGTAATTCCTTTTCTATAACTGCTTGGGTTTATATGACTGATTCAGGTAAGAATGTTATTGCAAGTTTAGTTCCTTCAACATCAACTAATGATGCAGCAATATTTGTTATTGATGAAGATGATTCTAATCATTATAATTCTCTCGCACTTGCCTTTAAAGAACACGGAACTTCATCTAATGATAATACAGTTGGTGTAACGGCAGCCGCTAAATTACATACTAATGTTTGGCATCACATAGCAGTAACCTACAACGGTAGTGGTTCAGGAACAATAGGAAATTATAATTTCTATATAGATGGTCAGTTATTTGACACAGGTAAAAGTTTACTGGCTAATGATTATAGTGGGCGCACAGATACTTTAACGGCTAACAGAGTTTATATTGGGAGAGATAAAACAGAATTTTTTGCAGGGAATATGGCTGACATTAGATTATATGATGATGTATTAACAGCACCAGAAGTAGGAGAAATAGCTTCTAAGATAAATTACGAATCAAGTAGTGCTGACAATTTAATTGGTAGATGGAAGATAGCAGGAAGTTCAATAGATTTGACTGACAGTAATCCCGATAGCTCTAATGCTATGGTTGCATCTGGTAGCCCAGCAACGAAGTACGATGCCTTTAGTGTAAATGTTCAGGGTCAGACAGTAGCAGGGACCGCCAAGTTTGTAACGGACGGAACAATGACAGTAACACAAGGAAAGTTAGAGTGTTTGTCACTGACTTCTGTTGATTTGGATGGTGCTAACGATTATATTACAACGGGCAACGCCTTCGAGACAATACACCAAGCGTCTTTTACTTGGTCGGCTTGGTTCAAACCTGATGACGGACAGCCATCAGCACAAGAATATATTTTAGGAAGCGAGACAGATGGTAATAATCATTTCTATATTGCCTTAAGCACAAGTGGAACTCTATTAGGCCATTATGAAGCAGATAACGATAGTGCAAATGCTACAACTGTAACTACATTAGCAAATGGGGCTGAAGGTTGGCATCACGTTACTGTTTCAGCAGACGATACAGGTAATACAATAAAAATCTTTTTGAATGGTGTGGAGGAAGCATCATCAAGCATCAGTGGTATTACAAATGCAGATTACGCAGCTTCCCAACATTTCTGGATTGGAGATAGAAACGCTGAAGGAAATCCCACAGAACCATTCGCAGGAGACATAAGGGATGTTAAATTATTTGATTACGCTTTAAGTGCAGACCAAGCAGCATCTCTTTATTCTGGAAGTTATAATGTAACACCTGCTCATTGGTGGAAGATAGACCCTGTAATAGCTGACCAATCCTTAACAGCAGCAATAGAAGATTATGGAACTGGAACAGACTCAGATGGTACAGGAGTACATCTTGGAGCTTGGACAAACGGCACTCTT